TTTGATTTTTCTCGGGTTTGATTTTCTCGGGTTTGATTTTTCTCGGGTTTGATTTTCTCGGGTTTGATTTTCTCGGGTTTGATTTTCTCGGATTCGCTGCTTAGGGGCCTGAACCCTATTGTTTGTCCTTTTTTAAGATCTTTAAACTGCATAGTTTCTCCTTTACTTTTTATAATGTTTACCAACCCAACCAGTTGCTTCGATTGGGCAGCCTTTCGCCCATGACGGGACTTGGGCCATTAGGTTTTCAAACTTTTTCAGGTCTGCTTTATACGCTGGTACTTCGGCCACCAATTCGTCATGTACTGACATAATAATTTCAAAGCCAGCTGCTTCAATACGCAGCATAGCCTCGGCCATCAAGTCCCGCGCAACTGCTTGGGTAATATTCTCCACCAGTTTACCGCCGTAGGTGTCAACTCGCATCCAAGATTTACCACCGGTTTTGCCTTGTTTTTCGCCCATGAAAGTTAAAGCTGGTCGCATACCCCACGGTGTTTCTTTATCTGTGATTTCTGGTTTGTAGTAATGGAGAGATCGTTTGGAAGGGAGTTCACACTTAAGAAATCTCCCTTCTAATTTCCAAGTTAAGAATACGTCTTCCGCAATCCAAAAAACAGAATTATCTTTGTTAATTGTTGACCGTATGCTATGACGATCCATTTCTTTCCAAAACGCTGGCACTTCTGGATAAGTCTCGCGGTAAGTTGTAATGGCTAAGCGCGCCAAATCTTCGTCGATTTTGATACCCCAAGATAAACAAGTGTCCAAAAACTTCGCATGACCCATACCATATCCGGCGCCAAGGATAGCCGCCTTCCCGAGTTGCCTCTGGTCGGCTGTCACCTCCGCTACGGAAACTTTATAGATTTTGCTCGCCATTTCTTTGTACAAATCCACACCATCTCTAAATTGCTGCAGCATTAACTCACTGCCAGCTAGCCAACCTAGGACACGTGCTTCAATCGCGGCGAAGTCGGCGACGACTAGCAAATTTCCTTCGCTTGCTTTGACCATGCCACGAATAGCAGACGACATGAATGGCATAAAATTGCCGTAGAGCATCTCAATTAATTCGCGATCTCCGTTGCGGATGACTTCAACTGCGGTGTCCATGTCTTTGATCGAGCCCCTCGGAAGGTTTTGGAATTGCACCTTTTTTCCACTGTTGCCCGTTACCCAGACTTTACCATTCCGACGGACTAGGAAAAAACCTGTTGTAGTTTCTGCGCAATATACTTTGCCTTCAAACTGTGTGATTTCTTTCTTAGAGCGGAACTCGTGTCTATTGGGCGGAGTATTCCAGACGTTGACCACATACGCGGTATTCCAATTCGGGTTCTCTTTAGCTTTGTCTTTAATAAGCATACTTGCAGCTCTAAAAGATAAATGGGCTAACGTTTGGATAACATCCGCGTTTTGCTTGTTGCAAGTGGTGTACTGAAAAGAGTTAGGTGCTGAAATGTGAGCGTCCCAATACTGCAATTCATCAAAAAATGCGTCCGCGTTACAATCCAACAACCACCACCCAAAAGTTTTCGAACTGAACATGATTAGGAACAAGGGCATATGCCTCCTTTTAATCATGATATTTGTCCGATCATCCGAAGGAAAATTGTCGACCGAAAAAAAAATTTCCGCCTGACGCAGTAATCTCTTACATCTTTCTATTTTTCGAGATTTCTTGAACCCCAACCGTATCCCGCCATCTTCCGTATAGTGCCCGTCGGCTTGAATCATAACCAAAATACGTAAAGCTAAATCGTTTTGGGCTAAGGTAGTTTGTAGTCTTCCAGTGTATGGAATCACGGTTCTGTTCAAAGTCTTTACTTCTCGCACTTCGAATTTTCCAGAATGGCAATTCCAAGTTGGCATCTTATGGTCTGGTGTGCTTAACTGAGATATTCTTTGGCTCTCCATACTGTACATATCGCCGGAGTAATCAAACTGAACAGCCTTTGCCTCGGTAAAAGAAATGTTTTCATGCTGTGACCATACGGCGATTCTACCTCCGGTCCATTGATCAAAACGAACCCAGCCATTCTCTGTCAATACTTCGTGATCACCAGTTAAACACCACCGTCCGGTTGCTGCCCCATGGTACATTAGGGTGTCTCGGATTCGCCCTTCTTTGGTGCTAGACTGAAGCATAGATTCATACTTTGCGGTACTGGTTTTACCCAAAGCCTGACGGATTTCTAACAAGCGTTTAACTTTTGGATTTTTAACTGTCTTAAGTGCTTCGGCTACACCAGCTTTTGTGTAATCTTTAATTATCTCGCCTTGATCTGCACACCAAGCCAATACTTTGGCTCTTTGGCCGATGGTTTTTAGTTCGCCTTCTGTCAGCTCAATTGCTTCAGCGGTTAATTTTTCCGCGTAGTCATCTAACATTTTAATAGCTGTGGAAACTAAATCGCGGTCGATTGGGACTCCACGGTGGTTAATCTTTTGGTCCAATTGCCAAATCTTTAACTCGCTTGCTGGTAGCTCTCCAAGTGCTTCACTAATTGCGCGTTCAGCTTGAACGTCTTGTTTGCAGTATTCATAGAGTGTTTCAAATTTGCCTGCGTCTTCTGTTGGGTCATAAAACAGACCACTTTTGGCTCTGGGCTTTGCCAATTGCATCATCACGCGTTTACCAGATTGGTCTTTAACGGTCGCAAGCCCGAGCGCGTTTCCAGCGTTTTCCAAAGAGCGTGGAATGGCATGGTATGCGGCTAAAGCTGCGGAGCAGCGCCATTGCTCGGGTTTAATTTCTGGCCAGCCATATTTCGGCACCATGATGTTTTCCCAGATTGCGCGCTCGAAGAATACGTTGTGGGCTTCGATTAGCTGGTTTTCAAACAAGGCTTGAAGGCTTGCTGGGTTAATCTGATCCGTTGGCTTCCAGATGCGGACGTCTGAGTTATCTTTGGCGAAAGCCATGCAAAGTACCTCAGTACTTGGGTGTTGTGAATAGACCCAAGTACCGGATTTCTTTAGATCAACTTTTGAACGTGTTTCAAAATCGATATAAATCACGGTTAGAATTTAAAAAGTTCTTCTTTCTTAGCGTAGTTCGCTGGATTTTCCGAGCCTGCAGAAACTGGCGCGCCGAAAGCTTCATCGATTGACGGTCTAGCCATGCCAAAAGATTCGCCGTCTTTTGTTTTTTTCACTGCGTTCAAGTAGAAAGAGATACCTTTGTTTGCAGTCACGTCAAACGCGTTGCAGGTAGCACTTACTTGAGCGTAGCAACCGCCTAGAAAATCGTTTGGGTTAACAATTTCTTGGTGTGCAGCATCTACTACCATTGGTTTAGCCTCATTTTTAAATGTCACTGCGACCATGCCTTCGTAGCCTTTACGTGTTTTACCTGTTTTCGGGTCTAAAACCAAATCACCATCTTTCAATGGGTTTTTGAAAATCTTCTCTTTAGATACTCGCTCCAGATCAGCACCCCATTTTTTAGTAGCTTCTTCTACGAAAGCTTTTTTTAAATGGGCTACTGCTTCAGAACCTTTTGGGAAAAGAAGAGTGATAGAGAATTCGTCTTTGCCGCTCAATTCATTCCTTTTTGATTTGAACACTTGTGGAAAAGAAACGCGGCCTTCGTGAGTTGTAATGTTTTGCATAGTTTTAAATTTTTTTAAATTGATTAAGTTTTAAACAATCTTACCGAAAACGGTATCGATCGCTAGGGGTGGCGCAACCGCATCTCGCTTGTCGTCATTTTCGACTAGAGTAAGACCTTTTTCTGGTCTGTCAGTCATTGTGGCGACAAGTTGCTTGCTGATTTTTAACGCTTCTAGTTGCGCTGGTGATTTAAGTCTTGGCTTTTGCAAAACTTGATCCCCAAACACTTCAAGAAGTTTCTGTGCCGAATTGGCTTCGTCTTTCCAGACTCTATTGCCAAGACGTTTGACCAATTTATAGCCCGGGATACTAACTCCGCGCTCTGCTTGACGGAAAGCTTCTTCCTCAACTGACTTTAACCAAGTTTTAAGATCCGGCGCAAATTTCATAACTTCGACCAACTTCTCGGGAAGCATGTCCTTTGCATCTGGTAAAACCGCTTTGGTCACAGGTTCGCCAAAAGCTAACTGAAGTTGGTTTTGTACATCCTTTCTTTTTTCTGGGCAGAATGGTAGCGCGCTGCCTTCAACTGCTTTTCTAGCTGGGCAGAAAAAGCACCAATCGCCTGCACAAAGTTTTGCATTTGGGTCACGCGTTACGTCCGCTGCAATTTTCAGTTCTTTAGCGTATTCGTTCAAATCGTCCACGGTCGTCATCCAAGTTTTAATGGACTCGCCTTTAGCCCTTGGTTGAGCGATGGTGAGTTTAATCTTGGTGTTAGATGGAACCTTTAGCGCGTGCATAGCGCCAAGAGCGTAGAACTTTAACTGACTATTTTTTTCTGGTGACACGTAACCTGTGCCATGCTTGTAGTCTAAAATTTCTAGTTCGTTTTTCTCTGGGAAATACAAAACCGCGTCGGAAGTCCCAAACATGCCTTGTTCGATGACGTGCGAAAGATCGAATTTGACTTCGACTTGAAGCTGTCCACCTTGTTCAACGCGCGAGTAAACGTAGTCGGTGTAGACCTTTACCGCTAGGGCAGTATCTTCGTCTACTACAGTTACTTCGCCTGTGTCTTCGTTAACAATATCTTCCCCAATAAACGTGGTCGGACAAGGTTGGAAAAGGTCTAAAAGGCAAAGTTCGGCGAGTTTGTGTGCAATAGTTCCAGCTTCTGCAAATTTAGATGACTCCACCTTAAACGGCAGGTTGTCAATCATTTTAACAGAGCCGGGGCAGTTCATCCATCGGGATGCGCTGGATGCACCTAGTTTTGAGTGTGCTACGGACATTATTCTGACGGGATAGGGGTTAATTCAAGTAGAGCGTAATGGGTATACATTCCACCAAAATCAGATTTTTCATCTTGAAGGGCCTGCATCGCTTCTTCTCTTGATTCAAAAACCTGTTTTCGGGAAAGTGCTACGGGCATACCTCTTGATGGGTCAATTATCACCACTATGAATAAGTTAGACATTAGTTTAAAGCCTCCAGATCTTTCAAGAAGTCGCCAATTTTTTCAACTGGGAAATCTGCGGCAGCTGTGGTTCTGCTGTACTTAAGCACTAAAGCTTTAGCTGACTCCGTACGAGCTGCCCTTAGATCTATTCTATGAGCTTCTGTAAGAGCTACATCTTGAATAACAAAATCCATGATAGCCTTTTGCAGGTCTCCTTTAGTGTATTCTTTTGGTTCTTCTTTAGGCACTGCCAATAGAACTTCAGGTTCTTCTTTGATTTCCACGCCAGCGATGTTTGTTTCTTTTTCAATTACGGCTGGTTCTTCTTTCTTGGCTCTCGGTTTTCTAGTTTTTTTAGGGGCTTCATCCTCAAAAGGTAGTTCCATTTGGTTTGGGTCTTTTTCTAGGGGTTCCGTGATTTCTTTTGCTGGTTCCCCTGCTATAAAAACGCCCACAATGTCGGATAAAGTGTCCGTTTCTACCGTTAGTTCCCCGCCAAGGAAAGTGGTTTTGAATGTATATTTCATAAGTTTATTTTAAAATTTGGTTAATAATTTTAGCCTTGTCAAAGACGACCTTCAACATGGTTTCTTCGATACTGTTCTCAACCGTCAAGAAAGTTGAAGTCACAGAATTCTTTTGCCCGATGCGGTGGCAGCGATCAATACACTGATCGATTTCGCCTGGTGTCCAGCTTGATTCAACGAATATTACGTCGCTCGCTGCGGTCAGCGTGATACCCACGCCTGCGGCTTGTATTTGCCCGATGAAAATATCTATTTCCGGATTATTTTGGAAAGAATCAATATTAGCTTGTTTATCTTTATCACTCATGCCCCCCATAACCAACGCGACATGGTTGAAATGGTCTGAAAGTTTAAGTATTATTTCCCGATGATGCGCAAAAATTACTATTTTCCCGGTAGCGCCTTCTAGTCGCTCCTGGATAAACTCAATACACTTCGGTAACTTAGCTAACGCCAGCTCGTGCCTGATCTTCGCTGCGTCTCCGATGTTCATTTTCTCTGGGTGGCGCTTCAAGTCTTCGATGTCTAAAGTTTTCTCCAATTTAACCACAGCCTTAGTCGCAGAATCTTGCTCAAATGCAATTATCTGTGGTGGCATTTTATCCGGTAGCTGGTCAAGCACGTCCTTTTTAAGACGGCGGATCATGCAAGTAGCGCGCAGACGGGTATTTAGTTCTTCAATATTTGTGGCACCATCTGTCACAAAACCCCATTTACCTTGGTAGGCTCCGCAGAAGTGGAAAGCGAATTTACGGAAGTCGTTGTAGGGCGCAATAGTTTCTGGACTGATTGCATTTAAAAGCGGGAAAAGCTCTATCGGACGGTTCAGAACGGGAGTGCCGGTGATTGCGATAGTTTTTTTCGCTTTTTTGGTAAGCTTAAGTGCTGCTTTAGTGCGTAGTGATGTTGGGTTTTTTAGATAGTGGGCTTCATCCAAAATAACTACATCCGCGTCATATTCCGCCAGTTGGTCTGCAATTAGGCGGGACTTTAAGAGGTCATAGTTGATAATTTTAACCGTACGGGTGACGTCCAAGATCTGTTTACCAGTTCTGATCACCTCTACGTCTACCTCTTGGGTATTAGACCATTTTAGGAATTCGCGCTGCCAATTGATCTTCAAAGATGATGGGCTTATAACTAAAACGAAAAGTGGACGACCACATCTTTTGGAGTAGAATGTGTCGTAGGCGATGGCTTGGAGTGTTTTGCCTAAACCTTGCTCATCCGCTAGAAGTATATTTTCTCTTTTTACAATTTCTTCGATACCGGCTATCTGGTATGGGAAATACCCATCATGCGAATTTACACTGGTTTGACGACTAGAATTTCTCAAATTAGTTTTGAAATTTTCTAATTTTTCACAGTTTTGTAAGCTGTTTGAGTTATATGCTTGCAAAGCAACATACCAATTATCCGTAAACCACCGGTTTTCTACGTCGCACCACTTGAAGCCATGCTTTTTTGGGATGGCACGGTCTTCGAAGCTGGCATCAAAGTAGTAGCGGTTTTTAGTTTGGTCGAAAGTTATTTGCACAGTTTTAAAAATTTTATAAGTTGTAAAAGTTTAATTCAGTATCAGAAGTTTAAGGCTCCCGCCTTGCGGTACTAGGTGTCGCGACTGCTACCTTGATGTTTATGGTAGAACGGGTTTTT